TGGAATGGTATCCTGCGAATGTGGTTGAACTGGTTGATCCGGGGATGAACTAAGATGCCATTCCCTCCAATAATTCCCTGCGAGTCGGTGCCCATGACAGAACCAGGTGCGACAATGCTCTTCATAACAATTATCGTCGGACTTGTCATACTTCTACTGTATGCGATAACGCGAGATGTCTGACATGCTGCCAGAACGCCAAATCAATGATATCCTAAAGCGATTCGGCCCCAAGATCCTCGCCCTGCTAACCGCAATCGGCTTCTTCGAGCTGGAAGGACCATATGATGCGAGCCAGGTCGAGCAGCAGATCAGGACATCTCCCGAATGGAAGCGATATCAGACCGCGAGCAAGGAGAAGAATAGCAGGATATGGGAGATTGTGGGCGCGGCCTATATCCTTGATGCGATTACAAGCGGCGCGCGGCAGGTGGCAGGAAAGTATAGGCTGCCCGCCATCGCAAAACCAACCGCGCAAGAGTATATGGATCGCTAAATTAAGGAACATGGCGGAGAATACATTGGCCGAAAGAAGATTTTTGATGGTGTATTTGTCAACCAATTGACTCGCGCTGATCAAAACGCTATCATGAAATTCGTTTGGGCCAATGCGGGCATGAATGAACGTCCAATGGCCACCGCGATTCTAAAGACTCAGCCACAATTGGCATATTTAGTAGATAATAAAGGTTACAGATTGCGAAATATCAAGAGGACCGAGGTAAACCGGGCAGTTTCCTACGGCTCGCAAATGTTTGCGAAAGATAGTGGATTTGAAAAGAACACTTGGCACACTGCTGGAGATAAGAGAGTTCGTGATGCGCACCGGGCGAACAATGGGAAGACAGTAAAAATTGGTGAAAAATTCCCGAATGGCGAGACCCGGCCATCTGAGAGTTCCATGAATTGTAGATGTCATTTATCGTATTCGTGAGGTTTCATGGCATGGTCTAGCAATCTTGCCGCCGTCCTCGCTTCCCTGACCACCAAGGCCGCCAAAGTCGATGCCGCGGTTGAGGCGGCATCAAAAAAATCAAAGATCATCGGAGTGCAGGAAATTCAAGCCCGCTGTCCTGTGGACACATCAAACCTGAAGAACAGCTATCCTCGGTGTACCACGATCACCAAGCCCGCCGACGGAGTAAGGCAAATCGATTTTACAAGCGATGTGCCCTATCAGCTTTTCGTGGAGAAAGGAACATCCCGGATGTCAGCCAAACCGCATGTCGAGCCGGGTGTCAATGCAGCGATTCCACAGATCACGAAAATCCTAAAAGAGGAATTGGAGAAATAGCATGAAAACGTTGCTCAGATGTCTCAAATGTCGCCGCGCAGTGTGGGTCGATTCAACGGAAGAAAGTATCTGTTGTGGTGAGAGAATGCTGGCGGTTGGTGAAATTATAGAACATCCGATCTTAGCGATACTGGGTGAATAAAATGAAAAAGACCATCGAAGATGAGATATTTCTAATTTGGGTCAACTCCATTTTAATGAGCTATGCAATACATGATCCCGGAAAATTGCCAAAAACACCAGTCGAATGCTGTCGTTTATTTGGAATAGAACTGATAGAAGGCAAATTGGTGCCCATATGAGCGATCAAAGCAATATCACGCCTATAATCTGCTGGTGGCTCTCGGAGGATTCAACCATCACTGCCAAAGTCACCCAAGCCGATGGTTCCCCCGCCATCATACCAGGCTATCAGATCACATTAGCAGATGGCTATCTGAATCCTACTCTCAATCCATCCAAGACCTGCATTGGTGTCTATGAGATCAGTGTCACCGAGGCAGTATCTTGTTTCTACAATGGCAATCCCTCGCTCAAATCCGACTGCCTGATAGGGATAGAAGTCATAAGCAGGGAGTCCAATGCATATGCAAGGGAAACGGCTATTCTCACAAAAAACAAGCTCCATGCTAATATGGCTGTAACTTATGGCGGATCGGCCTATAATTTCATGGTTTGGTCTATTAGTAGATCGCCACAATATGATGATGCGGGCCAATTCTGGCGGCAAATTATGACTGTTAGAGGGACGATTTATTACACGGTTTGAGGTATTTATGGAGCTAAAGACAAATGGTGATTGGCAGGAAACTCGCCTATTCGGTGATGATGGAAAGATGGTTCCGGGCATTGTGTCTTTGTGCATCAGTGGGCTTGGAAAGCGATTTGCCAAGATCGAAGTTCTCAAGAAGACGCGGGGATGCATCCCGTCCGGCATTCTTGCAAATGTCAGTGGCGGGCGATATGTCATCCGAGATGGTCATCCAATTGCAAAAGATGGCGTGCTTCTCAAAGAAAGATTCAATTTTCGGAATGTTCTGATAACCAAGTTCTGAGGCGATTCTTATCACCAAAATCCTCATCTGCGATCCATCCAGCCGCGGCCTATCCGCTGCTTCCGTGCATGGCCTACTAAGCACCTTGGCAAATAAGCCCGCTGATATGCAATTCGACTATTCCCAACCAGAGGAAGCGGCCATAGATAGAGTGCGATCCATTGCCGCGACCAAGTTCTTGGAATCTGGCGGCGATATTCTGCTATTTATTGATGATGACATTCTCTATACTCCTGAATGTGTCTATCAGCTCGTTGCAGATTGCTTAGAGACGCGATCTATCGTCATTGGCCCCTATGTCAAGAAGAAGATGCCAGCAGATGAGTTGGCTCTTGCGCCGTTGCCCGGGGAGAGTAGCTTCGAAATAGGCCGGACTGGCAAATTGCAAGAGATCAAATGGGGCGCAACCGGCTTCATGGCGGTGCATAGGGATGTTCTTGTGTCCCTGGCGAGAAAGCTGCCCCTTTGCAATCAGGATGAGGAATATCCTTTCTTCTGTCCATTTTTCTATGAAGATCCCGACCTTGGATGGCTCTATCTGTCGGAGGACTTTTCATTCTGTCATCGGGCAAGAGAGGCCGGGTTCAAGGTTTGGGCGGATACAAGGCTGGTGCTCGGCCATTATGGAAAGTGGGTTTATCTGATCGGCCAAGAAATGCCCACCAAAGCCAAGCAAATCAACAAATGATTTTCATACTTCAATGAAGGCCAATCGGCCCGAGATGTGTATAGTTCTCTGAATAGATGCATCTATGAAAGGAGATATATTCAATGACAGTAATAGCTGGAAAGACAGGCAAGGTTGTTATCGGCACCGATTTCGTTGCCGAGATCTCAAACTGGAAGTTCGACCTAAAAGTAGATACCAAGGACACGACCTGTTTCGCAACAGGCAACGATGTCGAATACAAGACATATACCAACACCCTACGAGATGTCAGTGGCTCATTCGATGGCAGGCTCGATATGTCTGATACCGGTCAGGCCGCCCTCTACAGTGCTGTGGCAGGTTCCGCCGTAGCTGTCAGCCTCTACGTGACCTCGGATCACTACTTCGCGGGCAATGTAGCCATCAATGGGTGCAGCATCGGCGTTGATGTAAGTGATGTAGTCACAGTCAACTACACCTGGCAGTCTAGCGGCGCTATGACTTATACCTGAGGGGCGGTCTAAATGACTGTCCTTACAGGAAAAGTTTGCGGCTTCTGGACGGAGCATGGGGCCTCAATCCCAGTGACTGCCGAAGGCATGACCAGGGTGGGAACCACGAATGAGTTCTACATCACAACTCGTACAAAAATGTGGTGGGACCCGGCGGCCTCTGCGGTTTTCAAGGTGAACGGCTCGCCAGTGGCTGTAACCAACATCGATTATGGCATTGGCTATGTGACCCTGACAAGCTACACCTCCGGAACTGTGACCTGTGATGTGTCCTATTTCGCTATGGAGGCACTCGGAGGCGGTCATGGCTGGAAGATCGACCTGAAGTGTGATACCAAGGATGTAACCGTCTTCCCAAGTGCCCTGAACACCTCAACCACCTACAAGCAATATGCCAATACGCTTAGGGACTTTTCCGGGTCCCTGGATAGATACTGGGTGGTGACAAATGCATCCTGGTCCGATGCGCAGGGCAGCGACAAGGACCTTACCTGGACCTGGAATTCTGGCGGTACAATCGGAAATGGCAAAAGCATCGAGTACATTGTGTCGGGATCGGGGACCGCATTAGATGTCAGTTATGCGGCCAATAAGATTACCGTCACATGTGCTACAACCGTGGGCGGAGATGCCGATTCTACGGCTAACCAGATATTAGCTCATGCAATGGCCGATCCGGTGATTGCAGCATTGGTTACATGCACGCTCAAAACCGGCTCGGCTGGCACGGGCAAGCCTGGCGCAGTAACGGCGGTCGCATTTACAGGCGGTCGTGACCCGGCTGAGATCATAGCCAAGATGGCCGGAAAAGTGCTCATGGTGTTCTATATCGATGTGACTACAGGCAGCAAGCGGTATTTTGCTGGCGTGGGGAATCTGAGCGGCATGTCTGTGACGGCTGATGTGAGCGGAGTATGCGAGTCGAATTTGTCTTTTTCTGGTTCGGGGCGGGTACGCTACCACGCAGAAGGTTAAGAGGATGATTTACCATCCTCTTCACTTTCATATTTCAAAATAGCCATCTCGATGCCTTCTTTCATTAGCTTATTTCGGCTGATGCGTTTGCGTTCGGTGATCTTTGACAATCGCTCTATGTAATCGACCGGCAGACCAACGGTGACACCAACCTGCATTCAGACCACATCCTTTAGGAGATTGTCACAGAATTTTGCTATCTGTTCCGCTCTGGTGGTGTTCAGGCGGGCTTTTGCGCACGTTTGGCCGCACTCCTTGAGATATTGGATTATCTCGATATCTTCGGCGGAAAGCTTGCGTATTTTGGGCGCTTTTCGAGAAAGAATTCGACCAGTGTTTATGAATGCAATCCATCGCCGGATCATTGGTACAGTGACGCCATCGCGTGTTATCGGCTGCTTGGTAACTGGATCGATATCAGTTTTGAATGTGGCTTTCGTGAAGCTCAGCAACTTCTCGCGAATCTCTGGGGTTTTGCGCCTGGCAATTAACAAGACACCATCGGTGCATATGTAATCTAAATCGAATGCATCCGATTTGACAAGTTCGTTGAACTTCTCCGCTTCCTTGATATTTGGAATTGTGATGTCCGACTTCTTGCATGTTCCATATTTCAATAGCCTGCGCCTGCAAGCACCGTGTTCTGTTACGTTGAATAACCAAAAACTCGATAATTCCATGATAATCACCACTTCGCTGGATCATAGTCGCGATGCTCAAATGCCACACTTCCGCATGCCGGACATCTTTTCGCGACGTAATCTCTGCTAACGATGTCAAATGGACATCGGCATTCGGTACAAATCAATTCCTGGACGACTCCAATAGAACACGATGTTCTCGGGGTGCCCTTCATCTGTTTCCGTTCCTCTTTGATTTCTTTGAATTCCTCCTGAAATTTACGTTCTTTCTCAGCGGCGCGGATGTCTTTGACCTTAGATTTGATGGCCTCCACGCCTTGCGCAACCACTTCCCTCAGTTCGTTGGGCGGAATCTTTGAAACCGCCATGACTTCGACTTTGGCGAGCTTCGTCGTACCTGATGTTAGGATTTTATCGGCCAATTCGGGTGATACTTCTCGAATGGCGTCTATACCTTTCGAAAATACCGCATTTTTCTCGATGGTACGAGAAGATATGCCTTCTTCCGAGCCTTGCTTGTATGCAGTGTAGTTCTTATTATGGGGGGCATTTTGGTCCTCGCACTTCGTACGAGCACCACTTTCGATTGTATATTGATTGCCCTTGAACTTGTTCACATTCTTTTGCGCCTCGTACCGTTTACCGGAAATGTAAGTTTGTTGCGCTTCGGTGGCGACATTGCGCCGCCCCTTCTGGTTATCCACAATCCAAATCACAGCCTCATCAAGGCTGCCTATCTCGATCGTGCTACTAATCGGCTCAGGTAGCTTGTTTTCCCTGCATATTTTGAGCCGATTATGCCCATCCAGCAATACGAGCTCTCCATCTCGATCCCACACTTTCACCGGGTCGAGACAACCATCTCGGAGAATTTGCGATTCGAGAAGGCCGTATTCTTCCGGAGTCAATGGAAGGCAAACGGCCTCCAGTTCAGGTTCAATTTTGTATCTCATAACATCACAGTTCACCACGTTATTATAGTATAAGTAACTTTTGGAAGCCGGGCTTACGTGAACCACCTAGCTTGCTCCTAGGCGTTGAGAAGGAGAGAATCCTTCGGCCCGGCTCCTGATAAACAGGAGATTTAAAATGTCCGAAAAAGGAATTCCAACCATCCCGCTCCTAATCGCGGGCAAAGAGTATAGCCTCCGATTCGATGTTCAGGCCCAAATCCAGGCCGCCCAAAGCCTCAAGCTGATAGGCATGGGCATGGCCTCAAAGAACTGGTGGGCTCTGCTCAATCCACCATATGATGTATCTGAGCTGGTCGCCATGATCCAGGCTGGCATCAATGGAGCCAAGAGATTCAATGGTGAGAAAGAGTTCATCGACCTGGAAAAGGCGCAAGCCATGTTACAGGATCATTTCGATTACCAGTATGAGCAGGCGGGAGAGATCGAGGATGAGCGCGAGGCCATGACCGCCTTCGACAAGGCACAATTCGCTTTCATGGAAGAGATATCTGCGATTGCGAGGGCCGGGGCGGGTTTTCGCAAGAAGGGCCAACGAAAGGAGAGGATTCCGAAAGCCCCGAAGTGAGTGAGGACGAGTTCTATGAGCGAGTCCTCCGGGCAGGGATATCCCTCGGCCTATCCGTGAAAGAGACATATGCATTGACTCTATATGAATTGGAGCAGATTAGACAGGTCCGCAAAAAGACCGATCAGGCAAAATTCAATTCGCAACTCTCCTTAGAACATTTGAACGCGCAACTAAATTCATGGGCATTCAGTACACATCCTGAAAGAATGCCATCAGTGAATAAGCTTCTTCACAAAGAACCTGAAGAAGTAGTACAAGACCACAAAGCTATATTGAAACTGGCAAGAGCCGCCGGGATAGGTTGCCCGCCAACCAGGTGATTGTTTTTGACTGAGAATTATAAGATTACCGCCACAATTGATGGATCTGGGTGCAGATCCGGCATCAATGACATCAAATCTGATCTATCTGGATTGGACGCACATGCATCGAAGGTTGGCAGCGCGATAAGCACGGCATTAGTTGCCGGAATTGCGGCGGCGGGCGTAGCGATTGGCGGAGCGCTGGCAGGCGGAACCAAATCGTTCATGGACTTCGAACAGTCTATGGCAGGAGTAAGCAAAACTGTAGATGCTACCACCGATCAAATCAAGGTTCTCGGCGAAAGCAATAGGACGCTTGCCAATGGTACCGGCATAGCCGTAACCTCGCTGAATGGAGTTTCAGCTACGTTGGGTAGCTTGGGCGTTGCATACAAGG